GGCTTCCAAGCCAACGGCAAGGCCGTGACCCCACAATGGTCGGACAAAATCCATCTGGCGGTCGGCCTCATTCCTGTGAAGGGAAACGACCTCATGTTGCTGTGGGACTGGGGCCATAACCCGACCTGTATCGTCTCACAGAAGACCCCCCTCGGCTACTGGAACATCCTCGATGCCGTTGTCGGGGAAGAAATCGGCGCCGAGGAGCTAGTCGAGGATGTTGTCAGGCCCCTCTTGCAGGCCAAGTACAAAGGCTATAACCTGAGGCACATTGGGGACCCCACCGGTGAGAACAGGGAGCAGACCTCTATCCGCCGTTCCCCCGCCCGCTTGGTAACGAAGCTCCTCCCTGGGCCCTGGACAAAGGGCCCCGTCAGGCCCGAGGACCGCATCGAGCCCCTCCGGGCCATCCTTAGCAGAACCACGGGTGGCCGAGGGGTCGTCCAGGTGGACCGCGATCAAGCCACGGCGGTATGGTACGCGCTCAGAGGAGGCTGGCACTACCACATAGCGCGCGGGGGCCTCGTCAGCGGCATGGCCGTAAAGGACATGCACTCCCACCCCGGGGACGCAATGTCATATGGGGCCGCCGTCCTCTTTCCGATGGCCCGTCAGGGCCTCAAGGGCTTCACCCCCCGGGACCGTCCAGCTAGCTACTTTGGCTCGAACGGAGAGGCCCCCAGCGATGGGGAATGGCGCATCGGCAAAGAGACCAGCCTCGGGGGCCTTCCAAAACACGGATCAAAGCTTATATTACCTCGGTAGAAAAGGAACACCTCCATGGCTGTCATCGCAGTTACCGCCCTTGAAATCACGGACAACTTCCTCGCCGCCACCTTCGCGGCCGGGACCAGCGCGGACACAAGCCGCCCAATTGACGTTTCCCGTTACAACCTCATCGGCGTTCAGCACCTCAGCGGGACCATCGGCACGACCGTCGTCCAGGGCTCTATGGACGGTACCAACTGGGGCGCGCTCGGCGCGGGCCTGACTGTTGGGGCCGCCAATGTTGTCACCACCATGGAGGTTGCCGTACGCTTCGTGCGCATCAACTACGGGGCCGCCGCTGCAGGTGCCGTCGTCGCTCTCCAAGCCGTTGGCAACAACTAATGAGAGGTTCATGCCGTGGCTGAAAAAAGCCCCACCTTCGATCCGCCGGCCCAGACCGACCTGAAGCCCGGGGTAGCCCCGGAAATCCACGAGCAGGCCACCAAGGTCGAGATTGTCAACGCCCTAGAAAGCTACCGCCTGGAGGCTACCAATAACCGCCAGTCAGGCCTGAACCCTCGGGACGACAAATGGCGGGAGAACCTCAACCTCTACTGGAACCGCTACGACTTCAAGGAGAAGGCTTCATGGCAGGCGAAAGAGACCCTCGCGGAGGTGCCCAACTACGTGGACCGGTTTGCCGCCGCGATGAAGGAGGCCATGATCTCCAGCCCGGGCGGTTTCTACACCGTCACCGATCCAGCCGATGCGGAAGGCGACATGACGACGGCTGTGAAGAAAATTACCGACGCCTGGTTAACGCGGGTGGGCCGAAATCAGCTCGGCCAAGTGATGCCCTTCACGGCGGTCTTCGAGGAGCAGATGAAGCTCGGGGCTATCATGATGATGTCAGCGGTGGTGACGTGGAAAAACGACGTGCCTAAGGGGCGCGTGGCCATCGAAACTGTCGATCCCCAGAACGTCTGGCTCGACCACACCTACCGCAATCTCTACCGCGTGCGCCGCATTGAGCTGGACCGGCACGACCTCAAGAAAATGATCACCATGAAGGACAGCAAGGGCAAGGCCCTTTTTGACCTCCAGGAAATCGACCGCCTCACAGGCCAGATGCTTGAAGACAAGCGAAAGCGGGAGGAGCTTACAGGCACCGGACAAAACGTCTCCTCGGGGCGATCGCCCATCACCCTCGACGAATACGTCGCGACCGTCGTAGATGCCAGGGGTGAGCTGATCGCTGACCGGGGTCTCTTTGTCGTGGCCAACCAGCAGTTCCTCATTAGGGGGCCCGAGCCTAATCCCTTCTGGCACGGCTCCGATTGGCTCGTCGCGAGTCCCCTGATCGATGCCCCGCTCTCCCCCTATGGCCGCTCCTACATGGAGGACTTCGGCTCTATCGCGCGGACTTTCACCGAACTTACAAACATGCTCCTGGACGCGATCCATGTGACGGCCCTCAAGGCCTTCGCGGTCGTCCCTGGCATCCTCCTGAATGCCTCCCAGGTGGCAGGGGGCATCACGGCCAACAAAACCTTCATGCTCCAGGAAGGCTACAAGCCCGAGGACTTCGCGCGCGCGATCGACCTGGGCACCCTTCCCCCGGACGCCGTGAAGATGTGGGAGCTTCTGAAGAACGAATTGTCAGAAGCGGCAAACATGAATGAAGTCGCCTTGGGGCAATTTGCTCCAAAGGGACGGACGAGCGCGACAGAGATCAGCGAAACAAAGCAAAGCTCAAGTGCGCTCATCCGCTCCATTGCCCAGACGGTCGAGCAGCGGTGGCTGAACATCATCCTCGACCTGACCTGGAAGACGGGCCTCCAACATGCCAAGGAGGATGACCCGCTTTTGAATAATGCCGCTGGGGCCATGTGGCCCGCGCTATGGGCCAACCGCAAGGAGCTAATTCAAAGGCCCCTGACCTTCCAAGCCGGGGGTATCTCGGCCCTCATTCGGAAGGCCGCCCAGATGAAAGCGCTCATTGGCATCATGCAGCTCGTCGCCTCGAATGACCTCCTCCTCCAGGAGTTCATGAAGGTCGTGGACATCAACAAGTTCGTCAAGAAGCTCTTTGAGCTGTCCGACATCGATCTCCAGACCCTCAATGTCAGTGACAGGGAGCGCCTCATTCGGGGCGTCACGGAACCCATGGGGGGCCTCCAGCAGCAAGCGGGTGGCCAAGGGGCACCCCCTGCGGAAGGGGGCCAAGCGAGCCCCGAGATGACCGAACTGGCCCGCTCGATGGGGGTTGCCTCATGAAAACGGGCAAGAAGTCCTTGAAAATGGGCTCCGGGAAGGCCTCGGGCTTCATCAAGGGTGCCAAACTGAACCGCTTTATCGAGGTCGCGGCCGCATACAAGAAGGGCTTCCGGCCAGGGAAAGCCAAAAACAACCCCTTTAGAGGCATCGTATGACACAGTTCGAGGAATACAAGCAGGGTGTCCAGGCAATCACTCCCCAGGAGGCCGTCCGCCTGGCCCAGGTGCTCCCCTTCACACGCGAATACGTCGAAAAGGCCATTAAAGGCCTCGAAAACCGCACCTTTTCAGCCCTCGACAACGGGAAATTGACCGCAGACGGGGCCTTTGAGGCCGTTCTGGAGTGGAAAACCCTCCGAAGGATGCTCATGAACCTTGAAACCCGGGTTCAGATGGCCTCGGAGAACTTGAAACTGGGCCTGAATAGCCCCTGAGAGGAGAAAAGCTATGGTAAAAGTTACCAAAACGCGCCGTTCGGAGGTCAAAGAGAGCATGTTTGATGCCCTTTCAAAGGTCCCTATGACCCAGGCGGTTGACCCCAACGCGCCTGAGGCTCCAAAGCCCGAGGAAGACCGCATCGCCAGCCTCTTGCAGCAGGTGGGTGCCCTTCAGAACGAGGTCGAGGACATGCGCCGCTACTCCGCGGCCGTCGCCCAGCCGGCCCCGCGGGCTGAGCCGGCCCCAAAGCAGGACTCCCAGGCCCTGCCAGACCCGATAAATGACCCCCAAGGATACGCCAACGCCCTGCTCCAGCGGGTGGACAACTCCCTAAAGAGCCGCGCGGACGCGGACAAGGAGGCCCGAGAAAGGGCCCAGGCCGAGGACAATCGCTACAGTGGCCTCTGGGAAAACTTCACCGAGGCCTACGAAGAAATCGCGGCTCACCCCGAGGCGCAGGACCGGGTGAAGTTCATCTCGCAGAAAGTGGTCGCGCAGGCAAAGGCAAAGGGTCTCGACCCCGAGCGGTATATGTTTGGCAACCAAAGCCGCTTCTTCAAGGACGTGGCGGCTCAGTACGAGAAGACCTTCGGCAAGCCCGAGCAGGAGACTGAGGACGAAGGGGACACGGGCCGCACGGCCGGCGTCTTCGGCGGCACGGCCAGCGGGGGCCGCCCGAGTGGGACAGGCCAACAGCAGCAGCAGCAGGCCCAGACAGGCATGACAAAAGAGTTGCACAAAATCCAAAAAGAGATGGGGCTTTTCTAGAGCAATACCAGGGGGATAGCAACCCCATACGCGCTAGCGTATATTCCCCCTCTATACGCGTTCACGCATCTCAGGGCCCCTTCGGGGGCCCTTTTTCTTTTGCATCTAGAGGGGCTTGACTTTCGGCCCTAGGATAACTATCCTATCATCTGACAATTATCCCCCGGGGCACGGCCTTCCTGGCCCCATGTAGGCCACGCGCCACGGCCGATCTGTGAGTGGCGCATACGGAGCAAAACCCCCATGTCCTGGGAATTTGACGCCCCGTCTGGCACCTACAAGAACCATGCCCTGTCTTCGGACATTCGCTACCAGGCGATTGCCGACGCGCAGTTCATGAAATACTTGCGGGCTGAGCCGGGCTACGGAAAAAAGAAGGGTGAGAGCGTGACGATCACGCGCATCCTACAGCTGCCCCTCGCGAGCCGCGTTTCGGAAACGGACCGCCTCCCCTCGGGTCGCCCCGCCATCCAGACCAAACAGGTTGCCGCATCGCCCTGGGGATTCAAAATCCCCATGACCGAGCTAGAGAAGAACCTCACGTTCTTCGACCTGATGAACCCGTTCCAGCGAATGCTGCGCGACCAGATCAAGCTGACCATGGACAAGATGGCAGCCGACGCGTTCAAGCAGACCCTTGTGAAGTATGTCCCCACTACGGTTGGGGGCACCTTCTCCACGAACGGCACCCCTGGCACCTTGTCAGACAGAAACTGCGGCGTCCAGGACCTACGTCGGCTCTGGGACCGTCTCCACGGCGATCTCAAGGTACCGTCCTACAAGAACGGCAAGTATGTCGGCATCCTGTCCACCCAATGTGCGCGCGGGCTCAAGAACGACCCCGAGTACAAGGACTGGCTGGCCCCGACGACCTCTGAGCCGCTCATTAGTGGAAAGCTCAAGGACATCGAAGGCTTCATGCTCATTGAAACGAACCACTTCGATGCCCTCGACAACCTCGTGGGCGCCTCGACCACCACGGGCGAGGCGATCTTCTTCGGTGACGACGCGGCCGGCTTGCTGACCGTGATGGACCCCGAAATCAGAGCAGGCCTGCCCGAGGAGTTGGGCACCCTACAAGAGGTCGGCTGGGTTGGTACCCTGGAGGCGTTCCTCGTTTGGGAAACCGCCGCCCTGGCCCGAGCCATCCACCTGTCCAGCACCTAACAGGAGCGAGCAATGTCTCACGAAATAATCCACAAGCGCATCGAAGTGAGCCGCTTCGTCTCAGGTGCCTCGGAAGACGCCCCGGCCGATGGTGGGCCGATCGCGTTCACGTCCACGGGGGATAAGTTCTACATCCTCCCGGCCGCGCCGATCGATGTCTACCGCTTCGGGCTGATCACCCAGGACCTACTCGATGTCGGTGCTCAGTTTACCTTAGCACTGGACCACCGCGTTCTAGCCGGCTCTGACGTGGGCCGCACTGAGGTAGCCACCCTATCCACCGGAACGGTCGATGTGGCCGCCGGCAAGGTGGTCTA